TTTTACCAGTATCTTTATGTTTATAAGTTGGCATTCGGTCTACTATACCAGAATGATAATACAAACCTTTCAGCACCACCAACTTCACTTACATAATGTAAATGCTTATTGTTTGAAAATATAATTAACTTGCCTGGCTTTGGTTTAATTTCAATATCTTCAAACATCGTAGATCCTCCTGTGAAATTATCATTCAAATAAAGCATCGCAGCGAATATATCAGGTTCATGAATATTATTGTCATCAATATGTGGTTTCATAAAAGTGCCTATCGGCCATCTGACAACTCCAACATATTGTAATTTTATATTGTCATCGAAAATTTTACATAGATTGCTTACATCATTGATGACACTACTAAAAAGTTCATCCTTAGATTCGGTAAGATGAATAGGATCTACATTTCCACCCAAATACTTAGCGCCATAGTTCCCATCAAAATCAAATTTAGGTATATCTGGATTGAATGTAAGACTTTCATGAGGATTAGAATGAGTTACACTCTCAAGAAAACTATCTTTCTTGTCATATAGTTCTAAGAATGGTTGGCATAATTTAGGATCTAAAAAATCATCTTGAATATAAATCAATTTCATCTTGTAAATGTATTTGGTGGGCCAGAGAATCGAGGATCTTTTGTATTTCTCTTATCAGTATCAACTTTATTTGGATTAAAGTTTGGATCTGGATAATCTTCCCAACTATTACCTTCATATTCAACTATCAAGGGATTAACATCTATTCTTTCGCCATACACATGGTAGAAACAATCAATGGTTGATAGGTCAGTAATTAAATCAGTATTAGTTGAATCCTCTGCAATGACAATGAATTCATTATTAAACTCTTGAATCACAAGATTTTGATTTGATCCAATTGGTTGTAACTGAACAGTGATGCTATCTTCATGAACTAAATCTTTCCAATAGTAAGGTAAGTGAATTACATTTGATTCTTTTAATCTACCACGATAATAAACTCCCGCCTCTGGGCCTTCAATACAAGCATAACGAAGTCTATGTCCTTCACCCTTTGTTGGGTGTTTTAAATCAAAAGGTTTTGGAATCGAGTCAGCAACTCCAAATCTAGCAGCGAGTCTGCCTTTATTTCCACAATCAACTGAACCACTTACAAACATATCACCTATGACATGAACGGTATCAACAGATGAACCACCAGATATAAGTAAAGCATTTGCAGTCTTACCATCACCAGCAACAGTTAAATTACCATCAGCTTTAATTGCCAGATCTGATTGATATGCTGGTTGTTGATCAAGTGAATTTTGTGAAGCCCCATTTGAAGCAACATTCAATGCACCCTGATATCCTGGCGCAGCTGATGGATTTCCAATCAAAACAGGGCCATTCAATACCGCAGTTCCAGTAGGAGAAGTATCAGGTGCAGAGTAGGAAACATCATTTGTTCCTACAACTAATTTATCTGTTTGAGTTCTAGAAATGTTCATAATGTTCTCTGTGTTGATAATTGTGTTTTCTTAAGATTCGCTGTCAATGCACCAAATTTTTCATCAGCAAAAGACGCAGCAACCATGAATCCATACTTAAGTTCAATCTGACCTTTTGCAATCACACTCATGTCTTTCGTTGCCTTGACTGTGACTTTTTCTGCTTGAACACGAATATCAGGAGCTCCGATGTCTGCGATTCTTTCTGCCTTTAAAACAAACTGTCCATCTTGACCACCACCATTTGCATCAACAAAAATATTTTTAGCTCTTAATAATATATTACCATTCTCACACTCAAAGACCATATCACCTCTTTTGGCTTTTACGATCTTCGCTGGAAGTTGTGCTATGTCACCAGCATTTCTAACCTTCAGTCCCTCTCCAAGAACTTCAGTGTAACACCCTGGCGTGTATAGAACTGCTTTACCAGTTCCAGGCCCACCACCAGTTCCACCTTGACCAGTTCCAGAATGAAATGCAAAGGATTGTGCTTCCTGTGTTTCTATTTCATAAAGAGTTTCACCATGTATGCTACTTTGACCGCTATTAATAGCATACCTTAATTTAACCTGTCTCTCTAGATTTTTTTTATCTTTTGGTGCTTGTGCCATTTTTATTTTTCAATACAACTAATTACAGTTACGACTACATCTTGAGATAGAGTCCTATCGAAAGGAGTATCCGTATCAGCGAGTCGAGATGCATCATCAACTTTAGTAAATTTGAGAACTGGTAGTAATTTAGCACCAGCTCCAGTATCGCTATTTATTGTAATATCGGGAAGTCCAGTGAATCCAAACCCACCATTCACGACAGTTGCACCTACAATCAATCCGTTTTGAATATTCAGTTCGACCTGTGCATTTCCAGGCTTCTGTATTATATCACCAGTTGTATCGCCTGGCACCACTATAGATCCATTACCAACTGAAGCTGTATCATTATCATCATATCCAAATCCAACATTATCAATTACAACATCACTCAATGAAGTAATATATGATGTTTCACCATCATAATTTCCATTTGGATCTGGAATCACGTCTTTAACATTTCCATCAAGATCTGTTTCCGTTGTGCTAGGTAAATATTCTTGGCCAGGATCTGTCATTACAACACCTACCACACCAAGTTCAGTTCCATTTGGATCTGTAATATAAACAGGCAAATCTGATCCTGTTACATTTAATCCAACATCATTTATCTTAGACGAGTTTTCATCGTTATCAAACACAATATCTCCAACTACTTTTCCATCAGGAATTATTTGTTGATCCGAAGATAACAAATCTCTCTGTCTATCAGATTCAGTATATCTTAAGGGAGAAACATTACCCATAATTGGATATCCTCCAGCACCATAACCTTTATCGCAACTATCAAAGAATGACAATAAAGGTGGTTCTGTATATCCATAACCTGTTCCGTTAATTGCAACACCGATAATTTTTCCAAGAGCATTTACAATTGCACTTCCATTTGCACCTTGACCACTACTACCTATGAAATCAACTCTTGGTGGGCCACACTTAAGAACGTTAGTATTACAATTTGGTGCTGATGGTTTTGCTGGTATTCCTTCTGCGATACTATCAATACCCTCAGCAAGATTTGTGAGAGCACTCAATCCAGCCTTATCAAGTATATTTCCAAACACATCAAAACCATCTCCGATTGCCTTATTGACTCCGTTCTTTGAAGAATATGAAGTTGCTGGAGGACAATTTACTGAATCACAATCAAGAACATTAGTAATGATATTTGCAAATTTGATTGCCTTTGAAAATGTTTTACTTGGAAGTGGCATCGCACCACCTGTAATACTATTCAATTGACCGAACATACTTCCAAGATTTGAATCTAATATATTGTTAATCTGTCCAAACATATCACCAAGAAAATTTTCTATACCACAAATCGGAACATCTAATACTTGACCAATCATGTTCTCCAAACTCTTTGCAAGGTAATCTAATAATTGATCCTGTATCTTTTCTATATTACAGAAAATGACATCAGCTAGTGTCTTTGTTGCTTGACCTGTTGGAACTTGATTGAACTTATCAACTTTATCTGCAAGATTTAAATTTAATTTATCAAGAGTATCTTGAATCAACCAAGAACGACCACGACGAATCAATTTTGTCATTGAATTATGAACTAGATTCGTTGTCTGTCTTATCTCTGAGTTTATATCGACAATACCACCATAAATCGGATCAATATTTGTACCTCCACCAATATCTTGAAGAGCCTCTACTCTTCTTGTAAAATTTTTGATTGCATTACTTATCTTTGATATCTCATTATCTTCGCAGGGACTAAAATTATCAATTACTATATTTGTAGAGGCCTCTTTTTGTTTATGTGCAATACTCTTTGCAAGTTCGCCAGGCGTAAATGAACGAGGCCAAGGTGATGCTTGATGTTGTGCTTGTTTTCCAGCAGTTTGAACTACTTTTGGTGGTGTCCAAGGTGTAAAACAAGTTTGTTTCTTTGCATTATATTCCGCAGTTGTTAGATTATCACTAACAAATGTTTGTTTAAATAATGTTCCAAATATGATCGGTTGTTGTGCATCATCACCATCTGCAAAAAATCCGACAACAACTTCTCCACCTTGATACTGCACAGTTTCTCCACAACCACCAGTGGTTGCAGTGTTAGGTGGTAGAAGAATATGAGCTAAAGGTAAATCTTTATCAGGCAAGTCGTCTGCACAATCATGATATCCAACAATACGAACACGACATCTAAATGCATAAATGTCTTCTCCATTATCCGCCTGTGTTTTTTCTAAAGAATCACCCCACTCTCCTTTGTCTGGATCGGTCACTTGACCGATCCACCACTTCATAGGATCTTTTCCAAAAAAATTAGTCGATGGTTGATACATTTAATCGTCGTATATTAGACACTCAGGTTCATCTGGGTGCATGTCGCAAAATAGTTCGAGTGCATTTGGATCATGATGATCGCCTGCTTCGATTTCTGCTTTATGATGTTCGACATACTCTTCGAGTTCATGTAATTCCTCTTTTGCATGTCTTCTTGCTGCTGGATTCGCCTGTGGGTCATCAGCAATTTTCTTATCGTATTCAATGTGATCTTCGATTGATTTCATTTGATTCTCCTGTTTCTTTTATTTAAGCGGTAAAGACATCCCGAATTAATTTTAACTCAGAATTTGACTTACCGTTAGCTATACTGTGTTTTAACTCACTCAGTAAATATTTTCCACTAATATCATTCTCACCACCACCTGTTGTTTGTGATTGATCTGAACCTTCCTTAACTGGTAGAACGACATCAATCATCTGACCGACTCTTAGATCAGGATTAAAGGGAGTAGAAATACTTAGTGATTGAGAAAATAGTAAGTTAGTTCTAGCATAAGACTTATTTTGATAAACGGCAAGCTCACTTCTCTTTTCCACCTCTTCTTTTTTTGATCCTTTTTGTAAAGCTCCTGCATCTAAAATTCTTAACATGAGTCGAGTTGGAACATCCTCTAACCCAGCTGGTAATTTAGGTGGTTTCGCTAAATTAAGATCAGATATCTTATAATCAATTGTTTCTATTTTACCATTCTCAATATCAACATACAAAGTTTTGTTTGCATACATACCCATTCTACAATTCATACCGATATCATTTGATGAATCTAAATTATTTTCAGTTATCTTTATATCAGTATCAACTGGCGCCTCTGGTTTCTCATATGTTTCTGATGAATCAGCATCTAATAAACCTTTGATAGATTTAAAAAAGTATCCATCTAAATTTTCATAGAACAGAAATCCACATTCTTTATCTGTAGATGCTGCTTTTGGACACAACCATTGTATTGTGTCGAAAGGCCTTTTTAAATTACCAACAAAAGAATATTTGTTAAAGGACTCATCAGTTTCAAGATTCTTACTTGTTTGAATTGATTTCTTATCTTTCATCAACTCTTTTACAATTTGAGAAACATTACCAGTAAATCTTCTTGAAACTCTTGCAGTCTCATTTATGATTGCCTCCACTGAAACAAATTCTAACGTAGCGATCTGTTTATTTGATGAGGTTTTGACATTCTTAACAGAATTCAACATCATGAAATGTTTATCTGGAGTGATCTCAAAGTCATCAAAATCAGGAACTTTAATTTTTAAATCTAAGTATTCACCACCAGTGATTCCCTCACGACTGATTACACCATCCACGTCAATGAAATCAATTGATACTGAAATCGAAGGACTTTTGACACTTTCATAATAAGTGATGTTTGGATTACCACCAGATATTTCAAAATCATCTGATAGAGATGATCCCTCAGTTGCAATTAAAGCACAGGTTTTAATAAAATATTTTGATTCCATTAATTTATCATTTTAGCGATTGATGTTGGTAGTTGTGATTTATCAACTCTTACAACCTCAACTGAGGATGAACTCATTGGAACTGGTTGAGACACTTGTTGTATTTGTGTTTGAATAATTGGTTGAATTACAGTTCTAACGTTACTACTATTTACACTTTGATTTATACTGTTAGGATTTATATCATTGGGGATGATTGAAATATTTTCATTAGGAACAATATTTCCACTCATATTTGGTTCAAATATTTCTGGGCCTTTTTCACCAACTAGATATGGTTCTCCCTTTGTAACTGGGCCACCCTCCGCTCTTGGTTCAACTCCTAAAGCTCTTTGAATACCTTGTTGAAATCCTTGATCTATACCTTGTTTAAGTCCTTGTTGAAATCCAGTCTGAAAAAATAGTTGAGGTGAAAGATTTTTATCCATCATCAACTTTGTCGCCAATAATTTATTTTCCTTCGACACTATTCGAGCAATGGATTGATTTAATACCAATTCCCTCGTCATTAAATTATTAAAAATATTTCTAGAATTTATCATCTTA